GCTGCAAGAGAGGGTCGACTTTATGTTACGCCGGATCCGGCCGCGCATTTGAAAATGGCTGCTCAGGTTTGGAATTCTGAGAATTTCAACGTTATCGCCTGGCAACTGATGCTCGGAAAACTGGTTGAGAAAGGAGTGTTCGAGCGATCCGACGCAGTGGAAATGTGTGCCACGCTCGTTCACCACTTGCGCGAAGGGCCGGCGGTCGCATTGCATCCAGGCACCGTTGATGAGGTATGTAACTTCATCGAGGATATCGCGGGAGACTATCTGAAAAAGTGAGGCCGGGTCATTCCAGACTGCCATTTGAGGGCGATTCGAATGTACACGAAACTTCAGGCTCGCGTTTTGGACATCGTCAAAGCAGAGATCGCCGCACGGCGGTCCTGCAATCTGTCTCATGCGCAGGTCGCGTATAGGGCAGGGGTCGGTAAATGGACCGTGCGGGCGGCGCTCGATAAGGCTCGAGCTGCTGGGGAACTGGTTATCGTGCGGCGTCAGGCTGATGGTATCAGCAACGTTATTCGGCTTCCGTAATTATTCTCCGTTGGAATAATTAAATGGTTTCCGTTGATCACCATTGCGGGTCCGCAAATTTGCGGACCCTTACTCGTCCCAGTTCTCTTTTCCGTCTTGGGCATAGGTGGCAGTCGGCCGTTCCGGCGGCGCCTTTTCATTGGGGAAAATTGTGAAAACAAGAGTCTTCAGATCGAACTGCACCACCGCCTTTTCTTTGCGTGCCGCTCGGATGACGCGCTCGATGTCTGCCTGAAGGAACGATGTACGCGCCATCAGAGATATCCGTTCGTCGGAACCGGGAAATCATCTTCTCGTAGATCGCCATCAGCGTTGATGACCACGGCTCCATTCGGCTCAATGCGGATCGTTTTGATCTCGATGCCTGCTTTTTTCACGGCGCGAATTGCGCGGTTGATGCTGTCTTCGGTGAAGGGAATTTGCCTTCGGCCCATATTAAAGCTCCACACTCCAATCCTCATCGTCGGGTCCTGGTAGCTTATCGAAAGCGCTATCCAGTCGGCGGCGGTCCCATACTTTCCGGGTGTTGATCGATTTTGCTTGCGGCATTCGACCGTCGCGGACCATTTCATCGAACAGAGAGGCAGATACGCCGATGTAGGCAGCCGCCTGCTCTCTGTTCAAGCCTCTTGCCTCCGGCAACGGCAAAGCCCCATCAGGTTTCTTCATTGCCAAATGATTTAGCCTGCCATCGTTAAAACCGCACGCCGCCTTTTGGCCGATACGCTGCCTGCTGGTCGATAGGGCGGGGATGGAAAATAAGAGATCCATCGACTTTTAGCTCGATCGTCACATCGAGTTCCTTAGCAACGGTCGCTACGGCGCGGATCTGGGCAGTCTTCCAAATCAGTCTCTCGGTCATTGCTGATCGCGATAGTTTGCCATCAGAAGTCTTTCGGATCTGGGAAGAGATCTCGCTTTGACGGTACTGTAAGCGAAATGCGGCCTGATTTGCCGATGGGCTTCAGTTTAACTAGCTCACCGATATATTTTGAGTCGAAAATTTTACGAGCGTCATGTCTGACCACCTCGGCACGCTCCTCCAATATCCGGCGCTCTTCCGGCGTTAATTGCAAGAACAGCTCCATGATGTCGTCGTACTTTTTCCGTGCTTCCCATGCACGGTTTTCAAGTTCGTTTACGAGCGATATTTCAGGTTTGAGGCTCTGCTTAAGACGATAAATCATCTCCTCATGCAGGGATCTTTTGTTGTAGCTGGCGGCGACCATGAGATCAAAATCTAACTCTTCGCCAAGGCCGATGGCGAAGTCATTAAATTCCTTCTCTCCAAGGCTATTCGCAAGGCGATGAACGATTTCTGCGTTCATCGATCGACCAGATGCCGCTGCTTCTTCCTTCAGGCGCTCACGCATCCCATCCGGAAGTCTCAGCATAAACTTGTCGGTATAAGAGCGGTTCTGATCCTCTGACATAATGTCCTTTTGACATCATTTCGCTATTGACGGCAATAATGTCCTTAGGACATATTAACCAAGTCCTAAGGACATCATTAAGCACAGGAGATGGCAATGCTTCAGGAGTACAGCAGCAGGAACGCCGATCGCGCACAGGTGCGGTTTCCTGCGGGAATGCGAGAGAAGATTAAGGAAGAAGCCCGCCGCAATCAGCGGACCATGAACGCTGAAATCGTATACCGCCTCAATGAGGCATACCGGTCAACCGAAACGAAGAAAGCCGACGCAGCTTGAGACCCTCGTCGGCTTTTTCGTGAACTTAGGAAAGTCCATTCAATGCAACAGTTTCTTACACCAAAGGCGGGCGAGGGCGCAAGCGTCTCGCGCCGCAAATTCATGGCATTCGCCGCCGCCGGCTCCGCCGCAACATTGCCGGCCGTGGCGCTCGCTGAGGCAAGCGGCAAAACCAGCCGCTTGCCTCAGCCTCCCGAAATCCAGCTGGCGGAATGTGTTGCGCAGCTAAGGGCGATCCTAGCTGAAATGCATCCTGGTATTTCGGTGATGCATGACCACCGTCTGTCCAGTAGGCCAGATGGCTCATTCAGGTTTAGCCTGCAAGGAGACGTGAGTTTCCAATCATTCCAGGGAGATGGTGTCTATATCATCAGTCATGACGGTCATCTGCATGAGTATCTAGTTCGCGAGGAGAGAATATTTTCCATGCGCGGCAGGGATCTTGGCCACAGTCACTACTGGGGTCGTATTCGCTGCGAAGACGGCGGATGGTGTGACCACGAGCGATTTGTTTGCAACTTCGTCCGCAAGGTCGGCGAGGTGCCGGCATGACGACGGAAGAACAAACTGAAATCAGATCTGCAATCGACGACCTCAATGAGGCTCGTACGTATCTTCATCTCGCAACGATGGCAGCGATCGCGATCGGCGAAGAAGACGGCAATGCACTTCAAAAGATATGCGACTTGGCCAGTGGCCAATTGATGTTGGTTCGTATTGAGCTCTACCGCTTGTGCGGTGAGCTTCCTCCATGTGCTCAGAGGGAATGCTAGTGGTTCGACAAGCAATCATCCACTCTCGGCCGCCATCCTATCTATCCTGCGCTTCACTGGCGCGGGAGCTGGACGTTTCCGAAAGCACGGTGCGGGATTGGACCGAGAAAGGGTTTCTCCCCCGGCCGATCAAGCAGGGCGGTTGCGTGCGTTGGTCTTGGGCCGCGGTGCAGGCGACGCTTTCTGGCGTCGCACCTGTTCCGCCGCGCAAGAGTGATGACCCGTACATGGCGGGGGCGATCAATGCGGCGAAAGCGTAACAAGACTGCTGTCGCACTCCCTGAGAATGTCCATCGCGTCGAGGCGCGCGGCAAACATTATTACTACTTCCAGCGCGGCCGGGGATCTGCAAATCCCGGCCCGCGTATCTCGTTGCCGCGAGATCCGCAGTCGCCGGAATTCTGGGCAGCGGTGCAGCATCATCGAGGCGGCCCACTTATCATGCCGCCTGCCACCATCAACCGCGCGCTCGATGAGTGGCTGATGGAGATGCGAGCGACCAGCACGATTACGGTCAGTTCGATCGGGTTTTACGAGCAGAGTTCGCAGCTCGCGCGCAAGGCGTGGGGCGCGCTCGATCCGAAGGGCTTGAGGCCGATCCATGTCGAGACGCTGTTCAACAGTCTGGCAAGCAAGCCGGGTGCTGCGAACAACCTGCTATCGACGCTGCGCGCCTTTTCGAAATGGATGCGCAAACGGGATTACATCACTGCCGATCTGACGGACGGTATTGCCGCCCGCAAGAGCGAAAATGGGCATAAGCCCTGGACGCCTGAGCAGATCGAGGCTGCAAAGTCGAAACTAACCGGCGCGGTGCGTCGAGCATTCGTCCTCTACCTCTATACGGGCATGCGCGGCAGCGACGTGGTGCGCCTTGGACCGGAGCATGTCGAAGACAATGGGTTCTCAATTCAGACGCAGAAAAAAAAGCGATGGGTCTATTGCCCCATCCTGCCCGAGCTGGCCGAAGAAATGAAGAATTGGGACATAAGCGCTACCCCATTCATTCGACAGGAGGGCGGAAGAGCGGATGGCAAGAAATACACCCGCAAGCTCTTCTCAAAGCATTTTGCGGAACAGCGTGAGCAGGTTCCGGAACTTGCCGGGACCACGCTTCACGGTCTGCGTGCGACGGCAGTTATCCGCCTCCGTGTTGGCGGTCTGGAGGTCGGGCAAATCAGCGATATCGTCGGAATGTCGATGGCGACGATCATTCGATATTGCCGGTTTCTCGACAAAAAAGCGTCCGCGAAAAAGGGAATTCAGATCTTGCTGGCAAACGAGAAAAAGCTGGCAACTGTAAAACGCGCGAAAAATGTAAAACGCGAAGCAAGTAAAAACAACGAGTTAGAGGTATCAAGATGAAATGTGCGATTTTGGTCCTGATGGGCTGTCATCGGGGCGTTCACCTGACAGGCTGGATGCGCTGGTCTGGGCGCTGACGGCGCTGGTGCTGGAAGGGCAGGGCGAACCGCGGGTGCGGGGGATATGATGCAATGCGCTTTAGAGCGTGCAGCTTTCGGCAAGGTGCTTGTAAAGCTGAGCCTCTGTCTGCCTTCTCAGCGCTTCACCGTTGCGGCCCGGCCCGAAACACCGATCGCCTGGTCTTATCTGTTCGGCGAGGAGTGCGGCGCGCTCGCGATAGAACAGGCATTGTTGTTTTCGCGGCAGTGACGACAGCCGCAAGAGAGCTTGTTCGGATTGTTGCATTCGGCGTGAATGCTCGGCTTGTCGCGGGGCGCAGGATGGATCCATGGCCACCCTGACCAGCATGCTTGCACCAAACAAAAGCACCGCTCCCATAAGGACCGGTGCCACGTAGTTACGCCATCCGGACATCGGCGATATCCGGATGGGTTATCTGGCTCAGCGCTGGTTCGGCTGGCGGGAATTGTTTTCCTGCATCTGCTTCCATTCGGATTCCATGCGATCCAGGATTTCCTGCGGGATCGGTTTCGAAGGGGCTGCCTGAGCGGGCTGCGGCATCATCATGATCTCCTTTTTTGTTGCGCTGCACCATCATGGAAAAGCGTCGACATAACGTCGCATGGCCATATTGGTTCCATAGCCCGAGGCAAAAGTAAATTAGCCTTTAAGTCGTTAAAACGATTTAGTTTTCTTAAACCGATTGAAAGTCGCAACAAGGTGAAGGCGGGCGGTAAATGGGTAAGCTTAACAATGCGGCGGAACGTCGCATTTTCTTCGACGAGGTGCGCAAGAGCCTGTTTTCAGGACGTTTGAAACGGCGCGAGGTTAACGGGCTCAATAGGATTCTCGACGGATGGACGAAACTGAGCGTGGCCGCTCGAACGTCTGCTGGTGGCGACGATGCGCTGGCCTATGTGCTGGCGACAGCTTTCCATGAGACAGCGGCAACGATGCAGCCGGTGCGTGAGACGCTGGCGCTCAATGATGAGGAAGCGATTGCCCGGCTGGAAAAAGCCTTCAAGGCGGGTCGGATTCCCGCGGTGAAGACCCCCTATTGGCGGCCGGATGCCGAAGGCAGGACCTGGCTTGGCCGCGGCTTCGTGCAACTGACGCATCGGAGAAATTACGAGGCGATGTCGGCACTGACCGGGATCGATCTCGTCTCCGAGCCGGGGCGTGCAATGGAAATGGGCGTTGCAGTCGCGATCCTTGTCAGTGGCATGCTCGAGGGTTCGTTTACCGGCCGCAGGCTCGGCGATTATTTCGCTGACGGCAGGAGAGACTGGACCGGTGCGCGAAAGATCGTCAACGGGACGGATCGGGCGGAACTTGTGGCGGGATACGCAAAGGCATTTCGGCTGGCTTTGCCGAGGCGCATTGATGCGGGCGGGGACGCGTGTTAGCAGGCAACCTGTCCGAATGAGGTGCTGCGGAGTTTCGATGATACGCCATATCGTGTTTTTCACGGCCACGTCCGAAAATCTCGAGGATGTCCGGGCAGGGCTTTCGATGCTGACCGCAAATCCGCATGCATCGCTTCTGGAAATCGGCACGAACGTGAAGACCGACCAGTGGGACCGGGAAGTCGATTTCATCGTCTACGGCGAGTTCGAGGACGAGGCGGCGCTGGCAGCCTACAAGGCGCATCCGATCTATCATAAATCGACTGAAACCGTGCGGCCGCTTCGCGAGATGCGCATTGCAGCGGACTATGACAGCGACAAGGCGGTAAAGACGCCGCTCAGGTAGGCTCAAGTCTTACCCAAGAAGGATCACCGGAATGAAATCTCCTTTTCGCCTGCCGTGGCTTTTCACGGGAGAACGCAAAGCCGTGTCTGCAGATCAGGGGACGGGCGGCGAGCCCGTGGCCGAGGTGAAGATGGCGGGAGGCGTCGCATCAGCCTTTGCGGTGCTTGCGAGCGAAGGAACGCCGCATTGGTCCGGCAGGTCCTATGCGGCGTTGGCGCGGACAGGGTTCATGCGCAATCCGGTGGCATATCGGGCGGTGCGGATGATTGCGGAGGCGGCGGCCGCTGTGCCGTGGCTGGCTTACAAGGGCGCTGCGGAAGTTGCGGATCATCCGGCGCTGTCACTGCTTCTGCGCCCGAACGGACGGCAGGGCGGACCGGATTTTTTCGAGGCGCTCTACGGGCATCTGCTCCTCTCCGGCAATGCCTATGTCGAACCGTTGGCGATCGGCGGCAGTTTGCGCGAACTGCACCTGTTGCGGCCCGATCGGGTGAGCGTCGTCGAGGGGCGTGATGGCTGGGTGACGGGGTATGATTATCGCGCAGGCGGAGGAACGCGCAGGCTTGCGGCTGAAGCCGAGGATGGGCGGCTTTCGCTGCTGCACTTGAAACTGTTTCACCCGCTCGATGACCATTCCGGCTTTTCGCCGCTTGTCGCGGCGGGGGCAGCACTCGATCTTTCCAATGCGGCGGCGGGCTGGAACAAGGCTCTGCTCGACAATTCCGCGCGGCCTTCCGGCGCACTCGTCTATCAGCCGAAGGATGGCGGCAATCTTTCGGCCGACCAGTATCAGCGGCTGAAGGACGAGCTGGAGGCGGGGTATTCCGGCGCCGTCAATGCCGGTCGGCCCCTGCTGCTTGAAGGCGGCCTGGACTGGAAGGCGATGGGGCTTTCGCCGAAGGACATGGATTTCATCGAGGCGAGAAACGGTGCCGCGCGCGATATCGCGCTTGCCCTGGGCGTGCCGCCGATGCTGATCGGCATTCCCGGCGACAATACCTATGCCAATTACCAGGAGGCCAACCGCGCCTTCTACAGGCTGACCGTGCTGCCGCTGATTGCGCGGACTGCCGCGAGCTTCTCCGCCTGGCTGTCCGAGATCTTCGGGGAATTGCGGCTGGAGCCGGATCTCGACCGGATCGCCGGGCTGGGTGCGGAACGGGAAGCCTTGTGGGCGCGGGTAGGGGCGGCGGATTTCCTCTCGGACGAGGAGAAGCGCGAGGCGGTGGGTTATTGATGGAAAACCGCCGCGGGTGTGATTTGTAATACGCCGTATTCCGATCACCCTGCGCGTGCCGTAGGACATTCTGGACGATATCGAAAAGATCGCGGAAACGGCAGATCGCAGCCGCAGCTGGGTGATCGTCAGGGCGCTGAAATATTACCTGATGGCGGAGGGTAACGATGTGTTGCAGATCCGCAAGGGCGAGGAGCAGATCGCCAGAGGTGAACATGTCGATGCGGAGGAATTCTTTTCTGAACTGCTGGGCGAGAAGAAAAGCGACGCTGCGTGATGCGCGTAAAACTCTCCAAAGACGCAGGTCTCTTTTAAAGAAGCGAACAGCGCTATCTGGAGCATTTTAATCCGCGAGCGGCCGCTGCCGTGCTGCGGCAGTTGCGGGCAGCGCTTCGCCTTCTAGCAGAGTATGCGGAGGCGAGCAGTCCATATTCCATATGACATGCTTGAAGGCGGACGCCGCTTCGTCTCGGGAGATTACGTGATCGATTACCGGATCCGTGGCGGGTTTCTTGAAGTGTCGCATATCCGGCACGGGCAACAACTACCGTCCGATCTTGACGCTGGAGAGGATTTGGAAGGGAAGGGATAGGCCCATCGGCGGGGAGTGCGGACTTCACTCAACCTTCGAACGTCCCGACTCAATCTCTCAAAGCTGCCGCCCAAGCGATTCTGAACGTTGACCAATATCCTGCAGGCGATGCGGTAATATGATGCCGCGCCGTGTCCCGTGACCGTGTCTCCTGAAACGGAGTGCGCGTATCGGCGGGCGGCTTTACGCCGGGGCAGGGTGGATCTCGCGTCCCCTCTAACGGACAAGGAGTTAACAATGGCTGACCTTGGACATGATCCGGGCGCGATGTTTGGCGTCTGGGCGGCGAAGACGGCTGGGGCTTTTGCCGGGGCCGGCGTGTCGCTGATCTATCTTCTGCCGAAGAGCCGGCGTGAGGCGGCAAGCCGTTTTGCGACGGGCATGACCTGCGGGCTGATCTTCGGTGGGCCGACGGGATTGTGGCTGGCCGAACGGCTCGGCCTTTCCGGCATGCTGTCGGGGGCGGAGACCATGCTGGCAGGCTCGGCGGCGGCGAGCCTTTGTGCCTGGTGGGTACTGGGGGCTTTGTCTCGCGTGGCGGAAAGATATGGCGGGCGGCGTTAGGCTGTCAGCTGTGGCTCTCGCCGCTCCCGTGGCTTCCTTCGCTGCTGGCACACATGGCGGCGTCTCCCAGCGCGTGGTCCGGCCTGTCGAGCGGTTCAGCCATGATGGCCTTTTTGAAAATGCCGGGCGGATAAAGGGCCAGCCGGATCGCGCCTGCGATCAGGGCGGTGCCGGATACGATGCCGAGTGCGATCAAAAAGAGCATCTGCATGTCGTCCTCCATTCAAGAGAGGCGCAGTGCAGGATACCGCGATGCGGGTCGCGGCTCAATCCCGAAGGCCCTACGGCCGGATGAAGGTTTCATTCAATTCAGGAGATTTCCATGCACGCTGATCGCGGGCACCGCGCCCCCATGCGTATTCCGGCGCGCCCAACGGCACGCAAGTTCGCCAATCTGGAACTGGCTGGCATTACCGGCGATGGCACGTTTTCCGGTTATGCCAGCGTCTTCGGCGAGGTCGATCTCGGCAAGGACAGGATCGAGCGCGGGGCATTTCTGAACTCGCTTGTCGCCCGTGGCGCGCCGGGAGTGCGGATGCTTTACCAGCATGATCCGAACGAGCCGATCGGCGCCTGGAAGACGATCCGCGAGGATGCCCGCGGGCTTTATGTCGAGGGCGTGCTGTCGCCGGGTGTCGGGCGGTCGCGCGAAGTGTTCTCGCTGATGAAGTCCGGCGCGCTGGACGGGCTGTCGATCGGCTTTCGCACGGTCAAGGCGCGCACCGATGCCAAGACCGGCGTGCGGCGCATTCTCGAAGCCGATCTCTGGGAAATCTCCGTCGTGACCTTTCCGATGCTGCCATCGGCCAGGGTCTCCGACGTCAAGCATGCCCGGTTCTTCCGCGACCGGGAAACCGAACTCGTCCGCCAGATGCGGCGGGCGGCGAAGATGATGTTCACCTCAAGCTTCAAGGGAAAATCGATATGACGGAGCAGGTTATGCAGGCAAACAAGGTGGCGCCCGAAGTGAAGGCCATACCCGAGACGGTAACGGCGGCTTTCGACGACTTCATGGAGGCATTCGAGTCCTTCAAGGATGTCAACGACCGCAGGCTCGGCGAGATCGAGCAGAAGCTGAGCTCGGATATCGTCACCCGCGACAAGGTCGACCGGATCAACCGGGCGATGGACGACCAGAAGAAGCTTCTCGACCAGCTTGTTCTGAAGAAGGCACGGCCGCAGCTCGGATCGGCCCGTGGGGCCGAGCTGTCGCCGGACGTGGTGGAGCACAAGGCAGCCTTCGATGCCTATGTTCGCCGCGGCGACGAGGCGGGGCTGCGCGAGCTGGAAGCCAAGGCGATGTCGGCGGGCAGCGGTGCCGATGGCGGTTATCTGGTGCCGGACGAGACCGACACGGAGATCGGAAGGCGGGTTTCCGTCGTCTCGCCGATGCGGGCGCTCTCGACCGTGCGGACCGTTTCTTCCACGGTGCTGAAGAAGCCGTTTGCCACGACCGGCCTTGCGACCGGCTGGGTGGCGGAGGCGGCGGCGCGGCCGCAGACCAATGCGCCGCAGCTGGCCGAGCTGTCATTCCCGACCATGGAGCTCTATGCCATGCCGGCAGCCACCCAGGCGCTGCTCGACGATGCGGCGGTCGATATCGAGGCCTGGATCGCCGGCGAGGTGGATATCGTTTTTGCCGAGCAGGAGGGCGACGCCTTCATCCGCGGTGATGGTATCAACAAGCCGAAGGGATTTCTGTCCTACACAACGGTGGCGGACAGCGCCTGGAGCTGGGGCAATCTCGGTTACATCGCGACCGGGGCAGCGGGCGCCTGGAAATCCACCGGTCCGTCCGACACGCTGGTCGATGCGATCTATTCGCTGAAGGCGGGGCATCGGCAGAACGGCACCTTCATGCTGAACCGCAAGGTGCAGGCCGATATCCGCAAGTTCAAGGATGCCGACGGCAATTACATGTGGCGCCCGCCGGCATCGGCCGGCCAGCCCGCCACGCTGATGGGCTTTCCGGTGGCGGAAGCCGAAGAGATGCCGGATGTCGCGGCGGGATCCCTGTCGATCGCGTTTGGCGATTTCCGCTCGGGTTATCTTGTCGTCGACCGTGCGGGCGTGCGTATCCTGCGCGATCCCTATTCGGCCAAGCCCTATGTTCTGTTCTACACCACCAAGCGCGTCGGCGGCGGGGTGCAGAATTTCGAGGCGATCAAGCTGGTGAAGTTCGCGGCGAGCTGACGTGTGGTTCGCTTGTCGGGTAGAGTACGTGATACCCCCCTCTGCCCTGCCGGGCATCTCCCCCACAAGGGGGGAGATCATGTGCTGACGCACCTTTATGTCCCTTCAACCTCTCATCCGCTGTCGGCCTGTCGCTGGCGAGACTTTGCCTCCGTCCGATCTCCCTCCTTGTGGGGGAGATGCCCGGCAGGGCAGAGGGAGGCTGAGGTCTGCGACGCGATTGAATTGAAATAATCCCCGAGGACTTTTCCATGACCTATGCCCTGATCGATCCGCCTCTGGCGGAGCCGTTGACGCTTGCCGAGGTGAAGGCGCATCTGCGGCTGGATGGCGGTGACGAGGATGCGCTTCTTCTGTCGCTCGTGAAAACTGCGCGCGAGTTTCTCGAAGGCGAGACGGGCTTGTGCCTGATCGCCCAGGGGTGGCGGTTTTATCTCGACCGATGGCCGAAGGACGGGGTGATCCGTATCCTGAAGTCGCCGGTGCAAGCGATTCAATCCGTTACGGTTTATGACGCGGATGGCGTCGCCGTTGATGTTTCGCTTGAAGATCATCTGCTCGATGCTGCGGGACGTCCGGCAAGGCTGTGGCTGCGTGATGCGCCATCGCCGGGACGGGCCGTCAACGGTATCGAGATCGACTTTGCCGCCGGTTACGGAGAGGCGGGAACGGATGTGCCGGATACGCTGAAACGGGCGATGCTGATCCATATCGGCCACATGTTCGCCTTCCGCGGTGTCATCTCCGCCGACCAGCAGCCGGCAGGTGTTCCTGACGGTTACGAGCGACTGATTGCCCCTTTCCGGATGCGGAGGCTGTGATGGTCGTCTTTTTCGATCCGGGCCAGATGACGGCACGGTTGTCGCTGGAAGAGCAGACGAGCACACCGGACGGACAGGGTGGCGGCACGCTAAGCTGGACGGAGATTGCCGCCATGTGGGCGAAGATCGAGCCGGTGTCGACGAGCCTTGCGGAACGGGCAGGTGCCGAGATCGGCACGATTACCCACCGCATCTGGCTACGGTTTCGTGAAGGGGTTTCCGCCGGACAGCGTTTGCGCAAGGGAGCACGGCTTTTTGCGATAAGGCTGGTGCAGGACCCGGATGAGACGGGGCGTTACCTCACCTGCCTCTGCGAGGAGGATGCGGCATGAGCGCGGCAAATGCTCTTTTGAAGGCGATCCACCAGCGGCTTTCCGGCGATGCCGGGCTGACGGAGCTGATCGGGCCGGACGGCATTCGCGATCGTCTGCTGGCACGGCCGAAACTGCCGGCGATCATCTTCGGCGAGATGGAGACGCGTGACCTTTCCACCGTGACGGAAGCCGGCGAGGAGCATTTTCTCGTACTGGAGATCTGGTCGGAAGGGGAAGGGCGAAAGCTTGCCCAAGAGATCGCCGCGAAAGTGACGGCGCTTCTCGACGATGCGGATCTGACGCTCGACGGTGCCGTGCTGGTGAGCCTGCTGAGGATCGGCACGCGCAGCCGTCGTGAGCCGAAGACCAGGTACTATCTTAACGAGATACGATTCAGGGCTGTGACGGAGTAATGGTGCCCGCCGTTCGGCGCGCTTTTCGGACGAGCGAGATCAAGAGGATGACCGAGCAGAGAGCGACAAGCGTGAGCAGGATTGAAATGATGAGCGCGGTGGATACGCCGGTTCGGTCAAGCAGTGCGGTAAACAGGATCGGGGCGATGGCGTTGGCGATATTCTGCGGCATCATCAGCCGTGATGCCTGACGGCCGTATTCGCTCGGCGAAAACAGCGCCAGCGGCAGAAGTGCGCGGGCGACGACCAATATGCCCGAGCCGAAGCCGTAAAGTGCGACGAAAATCCAGAGGCTGACGGTTGACGGTGGTAACAGGAGGAGGCTGGTAAAGCCGGCAACCATCAGGCTGATCCCGCTGACCGAGGTGATAAACGGATTGCCGCGCTTGCCGAGCAGCATATCGAACCCGCGCGCCGAAATGCCGAGCACGCCGCGCGCTGCGGCAAGCTGCAGGGCGAGTTCGGGCGTGGCGCCGGACTGTTGCAGCACTTCCAGAAGAGAAGGCGATAGGCCGAAGGTGACGAAGGAGGCGATTGCCGTTGAGAGCGCCACGAAGATGAAGGCTGCCTTCTTGCCGGCCGCAGTCAGCGGTACCGGTGCGGTGTTGGCCGATATGCGGGCGGCTTCGCGGGCGACCGGTTTCGACAGGCCGAACAGATAGAGCGGCAGGCAGACGAAGACCTGCAATCCGGCGGCCCAGAGGAAGGTCGCACGCCAGCCGATCAGATCATGCAGCAGGTTGAGCAGCGGCCAGGAAATCGTCGGCGACAGGCCGGTGAACAGCATCAGGATGGCAATCGTGCGCTTTCCCTCGACGCCTTCGCGTTCGACCACGGCCGTGAAAGCCGGTGCATTGAGCGCAAGGGCTGCGCCAAGGCCGAGGATGATCCAGGCGGTTATGTAACCGATCACCCCTTGCGCGCTGGCCAGAACGCAAAGTCCCGCGGCGAAGAACAGGGTTCCGATGGAAAGCACGCGCGAGGCGCCGAAACGCTCGAGCATCCTGCCCGTCAGCGGGCTTGCGAAGGCGCTCGTCATCATCATGACGGAGAGGCCGGCAAAGACGATCTCGTTTGCAAGGCCGAGATCCGAGCCGAGCTTGCGGCCGATGGCCCCGACCGCTTCGAATGTCGTGCCCCATCCGATCAACTGCCCAATGGCGAGGACGCTCACGGTTCTGACCGAACTGGGGGAATGAGGCATGGCGGGGACATCGCGAAGGGAACTGGCGGCAACGGCTGTAGCAGGTCCTCTTAACAGCGGGAAGTGGCCTTTCGGCCGAAGACGACAACCAATCGGGAAGGAATGGCAACATGGCAGCGCAGAAGGGCAGGGACCTGCTTCTGAAGGTCGATGAAGGCGGGACTTTCATGACCGTGGCAGGACTGCGATCACGACGTCTCGCCTTCAACGCCGAGACGGTGGATGTAACGGATGCGGAAAGTGTGGGGCGCTGGCGGGAATTGCTGGGTGGCGCGGGTGTCCAGCGCGCATCCCTGACCGGGGCCGGCATATTCAAGGACCAGGCGAGTGACGAGAAGGTGCGGGCCGCCTTCTTTTCTGCGGCGATCCTCGACTGGCAGGTGATCATTCCGGGTTTCGGCACCATCACCGGGCCGTTTCAGGCGACGGCACTCGAATATTCCGGCGAGCACAATGGCGAGGTGCGGTTTGAACTGGCGCTCGAATCTGCCGGTGCACTGGCATTCGGTGCGCTGTGATGGCCGGGGCTGTGGTCATTGGCAGCCGGGCCAACCGGCGACGCGGCGAGGTGGAGGCGGTGCTGGACGGTGAGCGCCGCATCCTTTGCCTGACGCTCGGGGCACTGGCGGAACTGGAGACGGCCTTTGCGGTTGAAGACCTCAACCGGCTGGCTGCGCGCTTCTCATCCGGCAGGCTGAAAGCGGCCGACATGATCCGCATCATCGGTGCCGGCCTGCGCGGCGGCGGCAATCTTCTCTCCGATGACGAGGTGGCTGCGATGAGTGTCGAGGGCGGGATTGCGACCTATGCCGGCATTGTTGGCGACCTCTTGACGGCGACCTTTGCCGGGCGCGGGGAGGGCACGGCCGCAAACCCTTGAATGCCGCAGCGGGAGGTGCAGGTGACGACAGGGCTGGTGCATCGGCGCCATTTCCCTGGGATGTCGTCATGCATGTCGGCTTCTGCCTGCTGCGGCTTTCCTCACGCGATTTCTGGGCGCTGACGCCGGTCGAATTCTTTCTCATGGCTGGTGGTGCACGGCCTCGCACGATGGCGGTGGGCAGGGCGGAGCTGGATGCGTTGATGCGGGTGTTTCCGGATTGAGCATGAATTTTGCCGAGGTCTGCCCCATGGAGCGAACAACAATGGAAAACGACGATACGAATATCACCGCAACGCTCGATGATGCGGAGGCACTGTCCGATGTGATGGCTGATCTGGAGGCGCGGTCGCAGCGTTTTGGGGCCGCGCTGACCGGAGCGCTCAGATCGGCAACGACTGGCGGCAAGGGCCTCGAGGATGTCTTGCGGGGGCTTGGCAACCGGTTGACGGATATTGCGCTCTCGGCCGGCCTGAAGCCGCTGGAAGGATTGCTCGGCAATGCCGTGGGATCGCTGATCGGGTCGGTGACACCGTTTGCCGATGGCGGGGTCGTTCGGGCGCCGAGTTATTTCCCGATGAATGGCGGCACTGGCCTGATGGGCGAGGCTGGACCGGAAGCGATCCTGCCGCTGAAACGCGGCGCGGACGGCTCGCTTGGCGTGGCATCGGCCGGCGGCGGGGCTGTGCCGCAGGTGGTCTTCAACGTGACGGCGACCGATGCGGCAAGCTTTCGCAAGAGCGAGGCGCAGGTTTCGGCCATGCTGGCGCGCAGTGTCATGCGTGGCCGCAGAGGGCTTTGACGGGAGAATGCGATGAGCGGATTTCATGACGTGCGCTTTCCGCTGCGGGTGGCGCTCGGGGCGAGCGGTGGGCCTGTGCGGCGCACGGATATCGTCAATCTTTCGAACGGGCAGGAACAGCGCAATCAGCGCTGGCGCGACAGCCGGCGCAGTTACGATGCCGGATCGGGCATCCGGTCACTTGCCGATCTCTATGCGGTCCTGGAGTTCTTCGAGGCCCGCCGCGGGCAGCTTTATGGTTTTCGTTTTCGCGATCCGGTCGACTGGGCCTCGTGCCCGCCGGGGGGGACGGTTGCCGCGACCGACCAGATCATCGGCACCGGCGACGGCATGACGGCGGCTTTCCAGCTGGTGAAGGCCTACCAGGATGCCGGCGGTGGCTGGACGCGGCGGATCGTGAAACCGGTTTTGGCAACGGTGCGGGTCTCCGTGGACGGCGTGGAAGCGGCAGGCACCGCCTGGTCGGTCGATGCAACGACCGGGGTGCTCACCTTTCTTGCCGGCCATGTGCCGGCGGCAGGCGCTCTGGTCGGGGCGGGCTTCGAATTCGATGTGCCGGTGCGCTTCGATATCGATCGTATCGATGTCAATCTCGCGCATTTCGATGCCGGGCGTATTCCGACCATTCCCCTGACGGAGATATTGGCATGAGGACGATCCCTCCCGCGCTGAAGGCGCATCTCGACGGGCAGGCGACGACGACCTGCCATTGCTGGCGGGTGACGCGGCGCGATGGCGTGGTGATCGGTTTTACCGATCATGACCGCGATCTTGGCTTCGGCGGTACGGGTTTTCTGGCGGCGAGCGGCTTTGCAGCAAGCGAAAGCGAGCAGTCATCCGGGCTCGGCGCAGAGGCGGACGAGGTTGCTGGCGGATTTTCGAATGCGGCGATCGACGAGGGCGATCTGGCGGCCGGGCGTTACGATGGCGCCCGGGTCGAGCTGTTTTTCGTCAACTGGGCAGCGCCGGATGAGCATATGTTGCTGAATGTGCGCGAGATCGGCGAAGTGGTGCGCGCCGGTGGCCAGTTTCGGGCGGAATTGCGCAGCCTGGCACACAGGCTGAACCAGCCGCAGGGCAGGCTTTACAATCGCCGTTGCGACGCGAGCCTTGGAGATGGCAGGTGCAGAATGGATCTTGCCGCCTGGCGTGGGGAAGGATCGGTCGTCGAGATGGTGGACCGGAGCCGGTTGCTCGTTTCGGGGCTGGCGCATTTCGCCGATGGTTTCTTCCGCCAGGGCAGGATCGTGTTTTCGGATGGTCCGTCCGTCGAACTGGATCGGCATGAAAAACGCACCGACGGAATGGCGGTCCTTTCGCTCTGGTTGCCGCTGGAGGAGGATATCGGGGCGGGCCGTGCATTCACGGTGACGGCCGGCTGCGACAAGACCTTTTCGACGTGTCGGGAGCGTTTTGCCAACCAGCTGAATTTCCGCGGTTTCCCGCATGTGCCGGGTTCGGACTTCGCCTATTCCTATGTGGATGGCGAGCGGATCCATGACGGTGGACCGATCTTCGAATGAGCGGGGTGGAGAACAGGATCGTTGCGCTGGCGGAAAGCTGGATCGGCACGCCTTATCGGCATCAGGGCGCGACGAAGGATGTGGGATGCGACTGTATCGGCCTGATCCGCGGCATCTGGCGCGACCTTTATGGCGATGAGCCGGAGGTGGTGCCGGCCTATGCGCCGGATTGGGCCGAACGTAGCGGCGAGGACCGGCTGACGGATGCAGCGCTGCGACTGTTCGGAAAGGCGTTGCCGCTCGCAGAGGCTATGCCCGGAGACCTGCTGCTGTTTCGCTGGAGGCCGGATTGTGCGGCAAAGCATGCCGGCGTTCTTGTTGCGCCGACCTATTTCATTCACGCCTATGAGCAGGTGGCAGTGACGCGTTCGGCGCTGGTGCCCTCATGGAAGCGGCGGATCGCTGCCGTGCATCGGTTTCCGGGGATTCGGATTGATTGAAACGGCGATGAACTGGCGTATATTGCTGAAGTGGTGAGCGGGGGTGCAACCCCGACCACCGTGGACTTACTTGGTAAAGTGGATCCGGACGGCTATTGACCAGCCCGTCCGGGTCACCCTCCAGATAAGCGTAATGCCAATCGGCTTGAGCCTCATAACATCACCTCCAGGTTTGAAAGCAGGGCTTCTGCCAAAGTCGGTGGAGCCGTTCTCCACCGATGTGCCGCGCTGGCTGCGGCACGCTCTGCTTTCGCTTCCAAACATCGATACGCTATCACAATTTTAGCGCGCATCCAGTCGTGAAGACGGATGCGTGGGGAGAGATCATGGCTACTCTTCTTTTCCAGGCAGCCGGTGCGGCCTTGGGCGGCGTGTTCGGTCCGATCGGCGCGATTGTCGGACGGGCTGCGGGTGCTCTCGCCGGCAGTGTCGTCGATCGGGCCTTGATCAACGGAAATCGCACGATTTCTGGCGCGAGGCTGGGTACGGCGCGTATTCCGGGGGCAGACGAAGGTGCTGCCATCAACCGGCTTTACGGGACGGCGCGGATCGGCGGTACGCTGATATGGGCGACGCGTTTCGAGGAGGAGGTGACGCGTGAACGCACTGGCGGCAAGGCGACGGGGCCGCGCGTCGAGACGTTTCGTTACTTTGCCAATTTCGCCATCGGGTTGTGCGAGGGGCCGATTGCTTCGGTGAGGCGGGTCTGGGCCGATGGCCGAGAAATCGACCTGACTGCGATCGAAATGCGCGTCTATCGCGGCGACGAGGAGCAGCTGCCCGATCCGCTGATCGAGGCGAAACAGGGAGAAGGATTAGCGCCGGCTTATCGCGGGCTGGCCTATGTCGTCTTCGAAAAACTGCCGCTCGATGCGTTCGGCAATCGTATTCCGCTCCTGCAATTCGAGGTGCTGAGACCGGTTGGCAGGCTGGAGGCGCAGATCCGGGCGGTAACGATCATTCCGGGAGCAACGGAGCATGGCTATCAGACCGTTCAGGTAACGGAGAGCACCGGTGAAGGCAGCGGCCGCATCATCAACCGGCATACGACGACGGCGCTGACCGACTGGCAGGCTTCGCTCGATGAGTTGCAGGCTCTTTGCCCGAACCTTCAGCGGGTGGCGCTGGTCGTCTCGTGGTTCGGCACGGATCTCCGTGCAGGGCACTGCCGGATCAGGCCGGGTGTCGAAGTGGAGGCGCGGCGCGATGAAAGCGATCTTTGGTCGGTAGCGGGCATCGGGCGGGGTGAGGCCTACCTGGTCAGCCGGCGCGACGGCGCGCCTGCCTATGGTGGTACACCAAGCGACAGGAGCGTCAGGGCGGCAATCGCGGACCTCAAGGCGCGTGGGTTGAAGGTCTATCTCTATCCGTTCGTGATGATGGATGTTCCAGCGGGAAACGGTTTGCCCGATCCTTATGGCGGCAGTGAACAGGCGGCCTATCCCTGGCGGGGCAGGATCACCTGTCATCCTGCCCCGGGAGAAGCCGGGTCGGTGGACAGGACGGCGGTTGCTCGGGCCCAGGTGCAGGCCTTCAGCCAAGACAGCGAAGGTTATCGTCGCATGGTTCTGCATTATGCGGATATGGTGGGCGATGCGGGTGGTGTAGACGGCTTTATCATTGGCTCTGAACTGCGCGGGCTGACGCAATTGCGCGATGAGGCGGATCGGTTTCCCTTTGTTGATGAACTGGTCGAACTTGCCGGGGATGTCAGGGCGAGGGTCGGAGCGGAGACGAAGATAACCTATGGTGCCGACTGGAGCGAATATTTCGGCTATCATCCGCAGGACGATAGCGGCGACGTTTTCTTTCATCTTGACCCGCTCTGGGCCTCTCCGGACATCGATGCGGTTGGCATCGACAATTACATGCCGCTCGCCGACTGGCGCGACGATGACCTCGTAAAGCGTAACCCGGATGGCTTTGCTGCGCGCGACGACGTGACGGGGATGGAAGGGCAGATTGCAGCCGGTGAAGGTTATGACTGGTATTATGCCAGGGAGGTTGACCGGCAAAATCGCTTTCGTTCACCCATAACCGACGGGCTGGCGGGCAAGCCCTGGGTCTTTCGTTACAAGGATATCGAAAGCTGGTGGTCGAGCCTGCATTTCAACCGTGTAGACGGTGCGGAGCGGACGACGCCGACGGTCTGGATGCCGGGAATGAAGCCCGTGTGGTTTACCGAACTGGGGTGTCCCGCAGTCGACAAGGGCGCCAATCAGCCGAATGTCTTCGTCGATCCGAAATCGGCAGAAAGCAATCTGCCGTACTTCTCTTCGGGTGGAAGATCTGACAGCCAGCAGCGGCGTTTTCTTCAGGCGCACCACGATCATTGGCACGGCAATACAGCACCGCAGGCCATGGTCGATCCGGACCATGTTTTTGTCTGGACATGGGACGCGCGCCCGCAGCCGGCCTTTCCGGATGACCTGTCGTTCTGGAGCGACGGCAGCAACTGGCGGACCGGGCACTGGCTTAACGGGCGTATTGGCGGCACCACGCTTGCCGATGCGATTGCCGCGATCCTTGTTGACCATGGCATCGAGGATTTCGATGTTTCCGCGGTCAGCGGTGACCTGACCGGTTTCGTGCAGGCGGACCTCACTTCGGCGCGGGCCTTGATCGAGCCGCTGATGGAGGCCTTTCAGATCGATGCGGTCGAGGACGGCGGACGGATACGGTTTCGCTCGCGATTGGCCTCGAGCCTTGAACCGCATGAAGTCGATGTTCTGGCCGATATCGAGGATGAACCGCTATGGACGGAAAACCGGGGGCACGACAGCGATTTCCCTGCCGAGACCGCATTGGGTTTCTTCAATCCGGCGCTGGACTACGAGCAGGCAAGCGTGCGCTCGCGCCCGGTTGTGGCCGCAGGCAAGCGGGTGCTGGGCTACGATCTGCCGGCGACGCTTTTTGAGGAGACGGCGCTTGCTGCGGTTGAAGCTGCCCTGCGGGCAAACCGTATTGCCAGGCGGACCGTGAATTTTGCGATTTCACCGGCCGACCAGGCAATCGGGACGGGTGACGCGATCCGGCTCGTTGATGGGCCTGATGGGATATTCGTGGTTGAGCGTATCGAAGAGGGCGCGATCCGCCGGATCGAGGCGCGCCATCATGTGGCGGTGCCGCCTTCCGGTTCGCATGTGGCGACCAGCCGGGGCCATGCAAGCGGCGGAGGCGTTTCCGATGCCTTTCAGCCCCTCCTGCACTTCATGGACTTTCCGCGCCTGACCGATGCCGCATCGGAAAGTTTCGCCTGCGTTGCCGGTTACTGCCGGCCGTGGCGGCGCATGGTGATCTCCTCCTCGGCTACCCGCGAGGCATATCGCACACGGGTGACGATTGATCGCCCTGCACGGCTCGGGTCGCTGTATTCGCCGCTGCGGCCCGGCGTCTCGGGCAGGTTCGATCATGCGAATGTACTGGAAGTGGATCTCCATTTTGGCGGGCTGGCATCGGCCGATGAAGGCGCGGTTCTTTCCGGCGAAAACCGGATCGCGGTGAAGGCGCAGAATGGTGTCTGGGAAATCATTGGCTTTCTGTCGGCGCAGGAGATCGCGCCAAAACGCTGGCGGCTGTCCGGTCTGCTGCGGGGGCTTGCAGGCACGCAGGATGCGACGGTGGCCGGTGCCGTGTCTGGTAGTCCGTTTGTCGTGCTGGATGAAGCGGTGGTGTCGCTTGGGCTTGGCAGCGAGGAACGCGGGCGGTCGCTGAACTGGCTCGCCGAGAGCCTTGGCAGCGGTGGCGGTCAGGCCGGACCTCGGGTGTTTACGGGTGGTGAGCGCGCCGAAACTCCGTTGGCACCTGTGCATCTTTGGGCCGACAGGAGAGCTGATGGAGACATCGTCATAGGCTGGACGCGATGCGGCCGGGTGGACGCAGATGGCTGGGAGGCCTTGGACATCCCGATGGACGAACCACAGGAGCGATATCGCATCGATCTGATGGCACATGGCGATGTGGTGAGGAGCGTTGAAGTGGCCGAACCGTCCTATTCCTATGCCGCAGAAGACGAGCTTACCGATTTCGGTGAACGGCAAACAAGTATCGATTTCGCAGTCAGGCAGATGGGACGCGCGGTTCCTTTGGGCATTCCTGCCCGATCATCGATCAATCTTTGATAACAAGGAGATGAACAGATGGATTTGATGAAGAACTGGTATCAGTCGAAGACGATCTGGGGTGCCCTGATTGCTGTTGCAGCCTCCGCGCTACAGCTTGCTGGCCTTGAGATCGGGGTTGCGGATCAGGCGGAGCTGGCCGATATCGCAGTGACGCTTATGGGGGCGGCGGGTGGCCTTCTGGCGCTTTACGGGCGCCTTGTGGCAACCGGCTCAATCGGTGGAAAAGCCCCCTCCAGACCATCCTGAAGGGGAGGATTACGGAGCATTCATTTGCCATTCAGCCGTCATCCGATACATAATCCATAACATGCATTGGACATGACCTTTCGTCGGTTGAGTGGAAACAGGTAAACATGGCGCGACTGCCGATCATAGCGATTTTGGCTGCCGGCACTGCACTCGCAGCATTGCCTGGGAAGCCTGCGACTGCTCGAGACTATCTCGTTCTTGTTGCGGGCGACTGTGGCACAGCCGCCTCGCGCGTTGTCCGTGACACGGGTGGACAGCTTCTGTCGGCCCAGCCGTCCTCGGATGGCCAGACCTGCATTGTAACGGTCCTTGTGCAGGGCAATGGCAGCGAACGGCCGCGCAAGGTCACCGTCCGGGTGCCGATGTAG